TTTTGGCTTTTGCAACTTCTTCTTTAAACGCAAGTTTCTTTTTGCGTATATCCTTTTCTTCATCTAAGTCTTCATCATAGTCAAAATCTTCTAACAAAAGATCAAGATCTTCAGAATCTAAATAAGGCTTATTTTTTTTGTAATACTCTTTAATGAGAGTTTTATCGTCTACATTACTATAATCAGCGTTTAGACGAGTATAATCTTCTATTGTCCCACCAGTTTCTTCCATAAATGAAACTAATTTTTCAATATTCTCTGGCAAGGCTTTGCCTAATACTTTTTCATCTCTTATAGCTTCTTTAACTTCAGCTTCAACATATTTAACTTCAGCTTCTGTTACTTCTTGGATCGGAGAAAACCCTTCAGTAGTCTCGTTGGACTCTTGTATAGATTCTCCCATCTCTGCGCTATCTCCGGATGGTTTTTCCACAGATACCTCCTTTGTTTCTCCGACTTGAATGGCATCTTGTTCTTCTTTTTTAATTTCAACTTTAGTAACATTGCTTTCTAGCTCTACTAAAGGTTCTTTTAGATTAACATTTACTTTCGTAACGTTATCTTTTATTTCGGTTAATTTTTTAGGTGTTGTTTTCTTTTTAATTTTAAACTCACCTTCCTGTTTAACAGGTTCGTTTGTTTTTACTTCTGACATAATATAATATAATTAAATAATTAATGGTTTAAACAATAGGCTGTTCTTCTGCTTCTTGTTCAAAATTTATTGGCATCATTTCGTTTTGCCTTTGTGTTATCATTTTACTTTGTTGCGTACCTTCCATTTTTATACGCTTATCTTTTCTGTCTTCAATCATTTTTTCTTTAGAACCAATAGCCTGCATATCCATTTCTTTTAATTGTTTATCATAAAAGAATCTTTGCTGCATTCTTTGAAGTTCTAATTGATTTTCAGTTTCAAGCTTTTGAATTTCCATTTGGTTTCTGGCTTGTTCAAATTGAACTTTTGTATTAGTTACGGCTTCTTGTTTTTGAACTTCAGCCATCGCTGTTCTTTCAGCTGTTTGAGCTTGAGCATCAGCTTGAGCTGCTATATTAGCTTGTTGGTTTTCTATATCTTGTGCCTGCTTTTGCTTACGCTTTATTTTAAGCATTTGATTAGCAAGTTTAAGATTTTTAATTTGTCTTAAGTCTATAGCATCTTCAAGATCAATACCGCCTTGTTGAATAGCAGCTTGTATATTTGCTTCTAATTGAGCTTGTTCTTCTTCTTCAGGTTCTAATTCTAAAAATATACCAAAGTCATGAAGATTTAAATTAACTATCTCTTCTAGAGTTTTAATATTAAAAGTTGATATAGAGTTTTGCAAAGAAGACTTTGTTAAAGGAAACTCAAGAGCGTCCGCTATTTTTAAAGTTACATTCTCTGCTATTCTAAGAGTTAAATAAAGACCAGCTTGATTAACATGCTTAGTAGCTATGTTTGAAGCATTAGCTGCTAATTTCTGCAGACCAACAAGAGTGTTTCTATCTGGTAAACTACCGTCGACTGCTTCATTCAAGCCCGTGACATCACGTATCATTTGTAGATAATATTGATACGTAGTTATTAAGCTTTGTATTTTAGCATTACCACTTCCAGCTTGAAGTTCTTGTACTGGAACTTTACCAGCATTCATTTCACCATCTTGTGTTAGTGATCTACCAATAACAGAACCAGTTTGAAAATACATATTTAATGCTTCAGCTGGATTATAATTAGTGCCATTACCAAGATCTACCTCAGCAAGTCCGTCCATGTCTAAATAAACGCCATCTGGAACCATTCTAGATATAACTTGTTGTAATTTTAAATGAGTTATTTGTATCATATCAGCAAAACCCGTACATCTACTAACTATAGATTCTATTCTACCTTTATAAATTCTAGGAGCACAAATAGCATAGTTCATTCTAACTTTAGTAGTGTCAGAAAGCGGTCTTGACATATTCTTAGATAACTCCCATTTAAGCATAATATTTGTACCTAAAACTTTAGCTCCACTATATAAAACTTCAATAGATCTAGAAGCTCTTTCAAACATATCGTTTTCAGGCGGGTTAAAGGTATCATCTTTTTCAATAGCTTTCATCAAGCCTTGCTCTGTTTGCTTTATTTTAAAAACCTGATCATGATAAGTTTTATAATCAAAATACAGAACTTGCACTGTGTTATTGTCGTAGTTTCCGTAACCAGTTATATATGATTTATTTCCAGGTGTATTTTGTATACGTTTTAATTCGTCTTCTGGTATATTAGGAAATTCTTTTTTAAGCTCAGGTATGGTTATAGATTTTACTTCCCCAACGTAATATATATCTTCAAAATTAGGATCTTCTGTATATGAATAAACCATATAAGCTGGATCCACATAGTCAATAGTTACTCCATTGGCTGTGTTAAAATCTGTTTTAACTGCTGCTATACCGCAAACAGCTAAATCCATATTTAATCTTCGCCTTGTTAAGTTATATTTATTTTGAGCCATTACAGAGGATATAGCTTCTTCCTGAGCTATTTCTATAGACTGCTTATAACTTAGCTGCATGTGAAGTTCTAGCTCTTCAGGATTCTCTGGAACAATGTCTTTGCTGGGAGATTGATAAGCCTCTATACCTAGTGTTTGCTGTAAATTATCTAAATAAGGCATAGATATCATGTCCTCGTAAAGCTTCGACGCGTATTCAGTTCTTTTCTTTACTGACTCGGGATCTTGAGCATATGCTTTTATCTCGTATGATTTTTGAGATATACCATTAACAATTATGTCTACAAATTTTGACAAAATAGGTACCGGCGTCCAGTCTAAATTTAAATAAGACAAATCACCATTAATAGATAATTCATCTTTATATTTTTGAACACTTTGCTCGCCTCTAGCATACAGTCTTAATTGATTAAAATTATTCCAATTAGTTATATATCTATTACCTGTAGTTCTACCTTGATCAAACCATTCACCTTCTATAGCTTGAGCTACTTGCTTGCCATATTCAATGCTTGATTTCTCTTGCTCACTAACAACTTGGCTAGGAAATGCACTTCTAGTATTGGTGTATATACCCATTTAACTTATTATTTTTGATGTAGCTCCTTTGTTGTTGTATTTTTTTATACCTAAGTCAACAGGCTTTAATTTGCGAGGTGCGCTTGGAGCATACCTATGCTTATTACAAGCCATTAAAGCTAGTCCAGAGCTTATCGAAGCATCATGTTTTGTTCTATTATTTATATTAAACTTAGCCCAGTCTTCTAATGTTCTTTGAAAATAAACATCACCATATCCTGTTTCTTTTAAACCTACAAAATCCTCTATGTAAGATTCAATAGCAGCTGCGTGAGCTTGTTTAATATCTTCACTTGAATTAGGTATACCTCCTAATTCTCTTTCCGTAACAGAAAGCTTGTTTCTTTTTCTATCAGGTCTATTCATTGAAAAACCTCTATAGCCTCTTCTTTTAAAATGATATAAAAGTCTTGGTTTGTTATTTTCTGCAAGTATTGGCATGCCGTAAAAAACACAAGCCATTAATACATCTTCAAAAAATATTTCAGCCGTTTGAGGTCTAGCTATGTACTCTAAAAAGAAATGATTAGGTGGTGTATCTGTCATTGAAAACTTTGTTAAACCATGTAAAGATCCTTTAGAACCTCTTTTGTCTACCGTGCCTGATATGTCGTAAGGATCACATCCAAAGGCGCCTAAGTTTTCATTTAAAGGATATTTAATACCTCCTTTTGTTATTACTGCATTTTGCATATTAACAGATGGCACCCAAGTTATTAAAAATCTACCATTTTTATTAGGTATAAATAATACTTGACTATCTTGTATTCCGTCACGCCACATAAAATTACCTTTTGTAATATTTATAGAGTTTCTAAGATCTTCATTAAAATCTATTTGTTCGTAGATCTTTGTTAAATTAAATAAAGATTCTTTTGATTCATCTCTAAAAGCATGTTTAGTAGTACGTGGAAACTGTCTATAAAATTCATTTAAAGCA